TATCGGTAGCACCAGTCCAGACTGCAGGTGAGTACAATCTAGAAAGGTAATCGATAGGTTGACCGCGAGTCTTAGTTACAAACTTGAGGACGAATCCCCAATCACTTGCAACCTTAACGGCGGATTCTGGTTTAACATTTCGTTGTATAGAATCATCTCCAGCAGCTAATCCAAGATTTTCATAAGCTCCTTTAGGTGATAGGTCAACTCTCGCGCAACAAAACTGTATGAAAGCATTTCTAGCAGTGTTGAGGCAAGAGGTGTAGGGATCACCGGAGGCTTGGGAGTCACCTTGTTCATAATGTTCGCCCCAACCAGCATTGACATGGTTTCCATAGGTATGGCTATACCATTCATGGATAAAGTCATGGTCAACGCGGTCGAAGTTGGCATATAAAAAGGCTAGATCAAATGTTCGTACGCGATGGTTAACAGTGCCATCCATGCGGGAGTAATCACCGAGTCCGATCGTTTCAGTCCTAGGGTCACTAACATAAGCGGCAACAGCCCTTGCTATTTCAGCGGGCATCATTCCGAAAGAATACCATTTGGTTTTCTTCATGTTAGCAGATAAAGGATATGAAATTCTCGAATTCTCAAGTCTTACTTTAGCGGGCATGGGGGTAATATTCCTAGGGTCGCCAGGTTTAACACTCGCTTCCTGTTTCTGGAAGGATTTTGTGATTTTACCTGTAATACTAGTGAGTTTGTGCCACATCCAGGGAAGGATGTCCAGTGCTTCATCATTGCTGACGATCTGGATTTGGCGTGTTTGCCGTTCAAGGACTTCATCATAACCTGTAATGCGGGTTGGCTTAACCTCCTGCTTATATTGTGTAAGAAATTCAGTGATAAGACACTGTTGTTTCTTAGTAATAGGTGGCAAGGTTGGTTTAACATCCGTAATGCGGGTTTTGATGGAGTGGGCTGTGTTGCCCTTACTCTTGATCGGTATATAAGTGGCTCCTCTAGTACAACCTTTGAAATATTCGTCGTGTGCTGGCTTGAAATCGTCAGCAACTTCATAATCATCGGGTTTGAAAGTATAGTGAGTAGTCGAAGGGTGTCTTGCGTAATCAAGACCTTGTCGATGTTTAGTTGCATACGTGACGGCGAGAATGGCGAGTGAGACCTCAAGGGGGTCCCATTTCTTATCTCCGCCATACTGTTGGTTAAATTGTGATGCGGTCATCTTTTTCTTTCTATCCGTATTCCAAGTTTTAATAATCGTGTATGCTTTATGGTCTACACAAGCTGATGTGTGAGTTCCAGCCAATGTATAGGTGTAGACTACCTGTTTTGTAGCAGGGTCTATATAAGAGAAAGCGTACATGGTGTTACCGTCAGGTGAAAGGACGG